CTTGCGTTTGCATCTTGGTTTATCATATTGTCGTTTACATAAACCTCAAACTTGTTGGGTTTGATTCCACGCATAACACGAACCTCTTTACCACCAACAACAAACTCAACCTCAACGATAGTGCCACCACCATTGACAGAGTTCACAAGTTGTGATTTTGAGATACTACGAAAAGGTTTGTTGAATAGACCAAAACAGAGAGCATCAAGTATTGTTGATTTGCCTGCTCCGTTTTCGCCAATGATTAATGTAGTCGGACTTCTATCCAACTGTATTTCGGTAAACTGATTACCTGTGGATAGAAAGTTCTTCCACCGTACACACTTAAAAGTTATCAAAGTTCTAAATCACTCGCTTCTACATATAATGTTTTCATCATATTGGTTAGTCTAGACTTATCCAAGTCAACATCAAGTTCATCAATGTAACGCTCGATAAGAGTCATGTTATCCTCTGCATTTTCAACAATTGCATCATCAACATTCTCTGCATCTAGTTCACTAAAGTCCTCTACAATCTTTACCTCATGGGCACCAGATTCGGAAAGGACTTTATCAAGAAACCTATCAAACTGATAGAAGTCTTTTTTATTTACTACTACTATCTTAACAAATTTATCCTTCAATGTCAAGACATTAAAATCAGAATAATCAGTAGTAGTATCATCATAATATACCTTTTCAAAGATGGTGTGTGGGTTGACAATACGCTCTAGTTCTCTAGTCGATGTGTCAAAGATATGGAAACCTTTTGGACAACCATCATCACTCCATGTCATTTGATATGTGTTACCAAGATAGTAAACGTGCCCATCATCAGACTTCTTGTGAAAGTGTCCAGAGAATACAGTATCGAATTTATTCAGAAAACTCTTCTCATAACCATTTTCTGAGTAATGTCCTTTGTGCATCTCAAAACCATTGATCTCAAAATGCCCCATACAAATCTGTGCATAAGTCATTTCAATGCTTCTCATGGAACGCTCGTAGTTGTCAGTGCAAATCCAAGGCATAAAGTGAATCCCTGTACCGTCAAATTCTTCAGTACAAGGGGAGTCATAACAATGTATGTTAGGATACTTTTCTTTGCCTGGTTCACCCAACAGTTCATACAGTGAGTTTACTTCATTGGTATTTTTGTAATAGGTATCGTGGTTTCCTGCCATAATATGCAAGGTGATACCTCTGTGTACGAAAGGTTCGATAAACCTCTCACGCAAATCTTTTGCGATTTTGTAAGAAACAAACTTACGTCTGTCCATCAGATCGCCCAAGTGAATAACCGTTTTAATGTTATGCTTATCCAAATAAGGGAAGAACTCCTCTTCCCAAAATTTGTAGAAGTATTCGTTAAATGCTAGATTATCATTACGGGCGCCAAAATGTGTATCAGTTATCAGCGCTATTTTCATTTATATTATCACCTTCTTCATCATAAAATTTTTCAAGTCCTTTTGGTTCTGTTTTCTTTTTCTTCTTAGGTTTGTATACATCCTCAGCGGGTAAGAAATTCTTTTGTAGATAGTCAACAAACTGTGCTTGTTCCATATCTTCCCCAACTGCAAGAACATCAACACTCATGTTCTCAATAACCTTGTGTCGAATGTGTTGTTGTTTCTTTTCTTTCTGTATCCTACGAATAAAAGCGTAGTAGATAATTTGTGTAAAATACGCAAAAGGATTCTTTGATTTCTCTGGATTGAAGTTGCTACAATACTGTAGACAGTTCTCAATACCGTCTGAAATCATTTCATCTCTATAGGTGTAATTGATAAAATTCGGTCTGTAGGAAAGGTGGTTTGCAATTTTCAAGAAACATTCACCGATATAATTAGAAACTGGTGGTTGTGGGTCACCAAGTTCCTCTGCTTCTTTGCAACGATCTTTCCATTCTTTCATTGCTTGTAGGAACTCTGCGTTATTAACGTAATGAGCGCCTTTTTGTCTTTTTGCCATGTTCACTCCACATAATTTATCGCTCTTGTGCGATTATTTGATATATCATACTATATATTGAATCAAATGTCAATAGATAATTTTATTTCAAAAATGTATTGACAATCTCTTGACAACAAGGTATATTTACTATGCTGGGTTTGAGAATGAGTTAATGTATTAACTTAGAGTCTGGTTCACCAAACTGTTCATCCCATTCATCTTCCATAATATCATCTAATTCTTCATTGGTTGGGCGCCCTTCAAGTACACCACCATCTTCTTTCTTTGATTTCATCACACAATAATCATAGAACCTTGTCAATCCTAAAGATGCAGTTGCTGATGCCATAACATGAGATTGGGGAATATCGTAGGTATCAGTTTCAGCAAAGTGAATCCATCTCTGTAAAGACAATGCCTCTTCAATACCATGTCTAGTTGCCTTAGGATAGGAATTTAGTTTCATGGGCGACTTTACCACAAAGTTTTGTGATTCAGAGTTTACCACACTACAAATTATTTCCTCTCCACTAGACAGTTTTAGTATTTTTGTTGTCATTTCATTTTTATCCTTTTTATCTCATAATCAAACTGTTCTTCATTGTATATATTTATTCTTTCTAAAAAGTGATTGATAGTGAAATTTCGCTTCGATTTATATGTGAGATCGTCTGCAATATCAAAGAGTGTTGCTGAATCTTTACTTTCGCTCCTACGCAATCCACGCCCAATTGATTGCAGCGTTCTAATTCTGGACTTACTTGGAGATGAGAACACGATGTTATGAAGATTACGAATATTGATGCCAGTAGAAAACGTACCATACGATGCAACGATAATAGCACTTTCTTCTTTTTCTGTAATAGCACGAATATCTTCTCTAGTTTGTGTATCTGTTCCACCAAAGACATAGAATACTTTTCTATCTGTCTTTGATTTAATCATATCATAGATAACATTTCCATGTTTTTCTACGAACTGAAACAGTACAAGTGTGTTCCCCTTTAGCGTCAAACTCAAATCACGAATAAACTCGTTCCTCTTAGGATGAGTGACAATAAAATCTATCTCATCCTGATAATTCATGTCTTTGACAAGTTTACATTCATGTTCTGGATATGTCAAGACTAAAGACTTGATTTTGAATTCTGCGAGAGTTTTCTCATCAATCAGTTCTTTAGTAGTAATGACTTTATTTAGGGTGCCAAATAATCCTTCAAGAACCAAACGATGTGTTTGCATACCATCCAGTGTACCTGTCAAACCAAACCTGTATTTGCATAAGTGTAATTTTGTAAGAATAGATGTAAGTGACTTTGCCTTGAAGAGATGTGCTTCATCACCAACTACCATACCGAATTGTTCAAAGTATTTCTTGGGCATCTTGTACAAAGATTGCCATGTTGATATAACAACATCCTTTGTTACATTTCTATCGTGTCCACTGTATACCTTTTGTATATACGCTTCTTGCCATCCATAGTCAATAAAGTCGGATGACATTTGTTCTACCAGAGATGTTGTGGGAACAAGAATGAGTATTTTATTATTTTGTTTTTCCTGTAGAAGTAGATTGTAATATCGTACAAGAATGTAGATTATTAGTGACTTACCCGAAGCAGTAGGACTAAGCAACAAAGCACGATGTGTTCTAATTGCGTGCTCCACAGCGCTAACTTGGTAATCACGAGGTTTGATTCCTCTTCCAGCGGATCGAAGTCTAAGTTGTCGAATGAATCCATCCAGTATGTGTGTGTCGATTTCTCTTTCATCTTGTAGTTCCTCACTAAGTGTATAATCTTCTCCATAGTCCTTCAACCATTTCTTTACATATGGAAGAAGTCCTACATATAATTCTCCTGTTGCTGGTGAGAATAAACGTATCTTTCCATCCCAAATACGATTTCTGTATGCAGGCATGAACCTAGCGCCCGGCACTTCAAACGTGAAAAAGTCTGACAGCGCCCGAGCAGTTGAGGGTTCTGTGTTTATGGTAAGATATACTTCATTCTTCTTTTCGATTGTTGTCACTAAATCGCACCATCTACAAATTTACGCCATTCGATTGCATTCTTAATATCCCATCCACGAGACTGTATTTGTTTTAGAATACGTTCACACGAATCCTGACACATTCTGTAATATTCAACCTTCTGTTTTGCTTTGATGAGTTCTTCATCAGAATCCAGATAAAGTGGAATATCCTGTTTCAGAATTTTATGGTCAAAAGGATTGTCACGATAGACTTCTGGTGATGCTTTACCACCATAGTATTCCCACTTCTTACGTTTGAGTACATTGTATGTACCCTCATTCATAAGAACGAGTTGTCTAAAGTTGTTGTAGATAGTTAGATATTTTTGGTGTAACTGTGCAGACTTGAGTGACTCATCACCAAGTTCTAAGTTGTCCATTTTCAAATCATCGGCAGACATTGCCTGTAGTTCTTCAAGTGTCATTATATTTCATCCTATAGGGGTGAGCAGATTGGGTTGTAACTTGCGTTACTATGTTATCTCTTTTTACTCTAAGAGACTCAAATGAAAAGATTGATCAAGTCAACCATTTTCTGCTCGATATATTTATAAAGTTTCAAATTCGTAAACGTCATACTTCATCGTTACGGTTGCAGTCATATTCTCTGTGTCTGTTGTTTGTGTGTTGTATGTCAACCCTGATAGAGAATTAGGATAGCATCCTTTGAAATTAACTTTAAGGGTTGGGTTGTTTTTGTTTGTAAGAATTGTTAGTGAGGCATCTGATTGCATTGAACTAGGGTCAACTAGTGTACCAGAGTTTGGTTTTAGTCCTGCTTCTGCTGCTGTTGCAGTTTGAAATTGTTGTGCATTTTGTGGGAAACCAATACCAATCATCCAATCAAACATTTCACGATAGTTCGATAAATCCTCATTTACCAAAAACGTAAGTTCTAAATCTGCAAAGTCTAAAGTGTCACCCATAAATGCAAGAGTCTTGAAACGAGTGTTCATAGTGGCATCACCAGTAAAACTAATGCCAGGAATATTTACACCTGTCACAAAATATTCCACATTAGGAACTTTGAGTAGATTGAATCTGAACTGTGTCGGTTGTGCAAAGTTCACCTCAGCGGGTTGTCTCTGCAATGGATTGATTTTCAGTGCCATAGTTTTCTTCCTTTCAACTATTTATAACGAAAAAAAAGGGGAGAGCAAAAGCCCTCCCCCAAAGTTCAGAAACAAGTTTCTTATTATTACATGATGTTCGTAACTTGAACTCTTCTGTAATATACGTTGTCATTAGCAGTGATTGCACCGTTTCTGACAGTTGCACCACCAGCAAATGGGTTTGCAGTAAGACCATATCTAGTCTTGAAACCGATTTTAGGTTGGAAACTGTTCTCACCTACTGCACGAACCATCTGAAGTGGAACGTATGGGCAATAGAAGATACCAGCATCGTATGGTGAAGTACCCTTATAACCTACAACGAAGAACTGTTTTGCAGCAGCGTTTGCAGAATATGGGTCGATGTACACTTTGTACCTACCGTTAAGAACACCAGCAAAAGTATTACCAGCATCGTCTACGTTAAGGTTGTTGTTAAGTGCAGGCGAAGTATCAAGTTGTCCTGCCATCTGAAGTGCAGATGCAACGTCAGACGAACATACAATCATGTTACCCTTACCTCTACGAGTTTGTTGAGCGATTACGTTTGCTTCTCTCTCAACTTGGAACATAAGTCCTTTGAACTTCTCAACACTCCAACGTCCGTTTGAATCAACGTCCATGTCGAAGATACCAGCAGTTGCAGTATCTGTCTGAGCACCGATTTTCGCAGAAACGTATACAGTTCTAACAACTTCTCTGTTGATTTCGTTAAGAATTTCACCAGAAAGAATGTTAGCAAGTTCAGTTTCAGCGTCAAGACCGTGAATTGCTTTAAGGTCTTGTGCAAGTTCCATTGAGTACTCTGCTTTAAGAGCACGTGACTTTGCTTCCACTGAGTTTTTCTCGATTGAGAAAGACATTTCAGCGAATGCGTTGTTGGTTGCATCACCCAATGCTTCAGCAGTTGCAGTAGTCATACCACCGTCAGCAGTATAAGCGCCTGGCGAACCATCGTTCAGTACTGCTGGGTTAGTTTCACCGTTAGATGAAGTACCGGCAGAGCCTGGGATGTTGTTGTTTGCAGCAGCACCAGAGAAAGCAGATTCTGCTTCGTCATAGAATGCTTCTGTTCCGTTTTGCGCCTTGTAACGTGAACGCATTGCGAAGATAAGTCCAGTTGGGCCTGTCATCGGTTGTACGCCAGCGATATCATAAGCGATAAGGTTAGGCATAGCACGTCTTACGAGTGAAATCAGGATTGGATCCCAATTGTCTACAGAAGAACCTGTGCTGTTAGTTGGTGCAGCTTCTCCAAGGAATCCTCTGTCCTCTTT